GGTTGTATACATAAATGGTAGTGCAAACAATGCTCCCATTTGTAGTTCGGCTAAAATAGTATATTTGTATGAATAAAATTTTAAATCAACTCTATAGTTCCCCGTGTTACTATCAAAAGAAGTTGAAAAATTGGTCATAATAAGTTGGTACTTAACCGCCTTACCATAATACCCTTTTAATGTTAAATAAAACGTTGGGTAGGGTAAGTTAAAGAATGCTGCATATTCAGAATTTTCACCTTTTTCAAATAGAGCTCTTCCTTGTACATCAACAAGAGTAATATCAACTGTTGGTGTTAAACTTCTAGTGTTTTTTATCTTAATTGATTCAATACCTAAAAGACCTGTGTCAACCCTATTTGATGTGTTTTGTTTAATATAAAAGTCTTCCGTTTTGTTTTGTTGACTAATATTTGTTAATTGTGGTTGGTTTGTTCCCTTACCACTAACACTGTTTAAACCAGTTATTTGGTCAAGATACTTATTAGACAACATTGTATCACCATTTGGTCTAAGGAAGTTAATTGATGCTATTGGGGTTGTTTGAACCGCATCGTTAAATCCTGCACCAACAACAAGTTTGCTTCTTGGAATCATTTTAGCCTCCAAATTAGCATACATTACTAAATTTTCAGGATGAATTTGTCTTTCACGAACAGTTCCGTCTAAATTAACAACTTTGTTTGGGTCAATTAAACATATGTTCTGATAATCTAATTCAACTAATATATTGTCGTTAACTTGTATGTTATCTGCCATAATAATAGAAATAATTGTCTAAACCATTTTTATAGTCTTGTAATGAAGATATAAGCGGATATGGTATAGTCAATATGGAATTGTTAGGTATATTCCATTCTAAACCACCATATTGTGGATTTGCTTGTAATATTAACCAACCAAAGAATGGTGTACCATAATATTCTTGTGAAACTTTGTCCAATCTACTAAAACCTGTTCTATAAACATATCTTTGGTCTGATGTTTTGGATGGCAACGGTGTAAATGGAACAACAGTTTGTTCTCCATTTATTAAGAATTGTTGGTATCGGTTATAATATGTATCCATTACAAGAATTTACGTTTAAGATTATATGGGTTTTTTAATAAAGTGTCGTTTTTATTACTATATATATTTTGTAAAGAATTCTTTATTCCACTATTTGCTGTTGGATTTTCTTCAAATATTGTAATTCTATCAAGTGTAGTTCCAAATGGTGGTGTATATTTTTCAAATTTAAGTCCATCAACACTAGCTCTATAATTAACAACTAAATCTTTACCCAAAACATTTAATTTTGTCCATAGACCAAATAAAGAATCACTTCCTGTTGAATAATAAAATTCAACCGCATTCAAGGTAACTCTATCTAACCCTTGTGTTAATGCAGAAATAAAATTAACCCTATCAAATAATAAGGCTTTACTCATTAATGTATACTCTCTTTGACTATATTCACCAAACGTAAGAAAAGTTGGAAATGTTGGTGGTGGTGTAAATGTTCCTGGTTTATCTGTTTTATAAGATGTTGGTACATATAACTTTGCCTGTTCTAAAAAATATAAAAATGCCGAATTATCTTGACCAATTTCATTAAAATTACTTTTAAGGTAATCTAAACTATTAACAACTGTACCATTTGGTGCGGTTTCTGATGTACCAGTAATTGAATATATTATGGCAATGTTTTGTTTATCTAATTTACCATCCACACTTCCTTTTGTTACAAAATTTAATCTATCAACATTGTAAACATACACTTGTTGTACATTCACTAAAGTATTTACATCAACTGTTAAATCATTTAAAAATGAGTTTTTATAGGTATTAACATAGTCAGTATAATTCTTTTTAAATAATCTTTTTTGAGCATCCGTAATGCTTGGATTTGTAAAATATTTAGAAGAAAATATAGTCAAAGTTTGGTCTTCTACATCTTGTAATAACGCACTAAAAGCCGTGTTAGTGAATTGTTGAGTTTGTTGTGGTTTACCCCAAAGTGGAATATCAGGAATTGCATCTTCAAATTTACCAGTGTTGTAAGATTGATTGTTATTTGAATTTGAGTTTATCATAGATAACATTCCATAGTTATACTTTGTTAATACATTTTCAAATGTGTTAACGGTTGTGTTATAATAAGTTTGTGTTTGCGATACAAACTTATTCATAAATGGTCCATACTTTAAAGTACCAGTATTTCCACTTGCTGTTGTTCCTGTAATTGTTTGTATACCAATAGTATTTCCACCATCAGTACTTAATTGGTCATCAAGATTAGTTAAACCAACTGTTGGTTGTTGTCTTTGTAACGCATTAACAATTTCTTTATCAAGTTTACTTGTGTCTTCAGTAGCCTCAGCTCTTTCATCATACATTTCTGTATTGGCATAATAGTTAAACGTCAAAGCGTTCTGTAAGGTATCAATTGGGTTTTTAAGACCCATACCACCAACAAAGTTAAATGATAATGTAACATTCACCAACATCGGTTGGAAACCAATGCCTTCAGGGTTCATGTCCCATGTTTTTTCATAATCAAAATTAACACCTGTTGGTATTATCTTAGAGTTATAAAAATCACCCACTCTTAATACTAAGACTGGTGGTGCCCCAAATGATGTATTTAAAGAATCATTATATAATTTTTCACCTTTTGGACCTATGGTTGGAATTGTATCACCAGGTCTTGTACATTGTTGTAAGAAAGTTAAACGAGCGTTTAATCCTTCTGGTGTCATTGAATGAAATGATGGTTGGAAATATTTTAATTTTTCTTTAATTGAACTATAAATGAACGGGTCCGTAGACTTCATCACCTCAAAATAATCACACTCATTTAAAAGATATCTTAATAACTTTTTAGATGCACCTTTATACAAATCTTGAGTAGGTTGTGGTACTGGTGGTTTTGGTTTAATAGGTTGTGGGTTGTTAACATTAACAACATTTGGTGCCGGGTTAGATGGTGATGGATTTGTTTCAGGTGATATTACGGTAATATCGGTAATTAATACCGCTCTACAAGCCATAGCATTTGTTGAATAAACTCTCAATGGTGAACCTGGCGGAAAATCTTCCCTACAATTAACCGAACCAAATGTTCCAGTCTTTCCTTTTGGAGTATTAATTGTCACTTCTTCCCCAACCGCATTTGGAGATATTAATATTTTGGTTCCAACATAATCACCCAATGTGTTTGTTCCATCAAACGGATATGTTTTTAAAAATTGTGTAACAGAATCAATTCTTCTTAATGAAAGATGTTTGTTGTATACCTTTTTTTGTGGTGACGAAGCACTACCTTGTAATTGTAAAATAATTTGTGCAACTTGATTTTGTTTTAATGCGTTATACATTTCACCCATTAATTTCAAAACTTGTGTAAAGTTATCTTCAACAATATCGGTAAAGAATGTTGATGTTGTTGCCGATGTTCCAGAAACACTCTTATATAATTGTTTACTAGAAATTGATGTATAAGCATTATAAGCTGTTTGGAAATTTGTTGATGTTGTATCTTGTGGGTCTGTTCCAGGAATATCATTATCAAAATAAAATCCCAAATATTTGTAAGCATCAAGTGTAAGTTGTGGTGTTCCATTAGTATTTCCACCCCCTGTTACACCACCAGTCCCTTCATCAGGATTGATACTATTGAAAGCATCTGTGTATTGTTCGTTGGTAAGTTGTGGATTGTTAAGTAATTCTTGCCACGCTTGTAATTCTGTTAGTGGAACTGTGTTATAAATTTTTGCCAATTCATACAAGTCATATTTCTTACATCCAGCAAAAAATGAATTAACAATTGAGTCAACCTTTTCTCTATCACCCTCATTAGCCAATACTTTATTTACAATCAAATCTAAAATAGATGGATGGTCAACAATAATCTTCCATTTTAATGTACCTGTACGAGATGTATTTTTGTATGTATAAATTGGTTCGGGTCTTCCTAAAAAAGCGGTTTCGTTAAAGGCTGGTCTTGCATCCTCATTGAATGATAAGTCATATGGGGGGAACCACATGATTCTTCCACCGTTAGGTCCTTGTTCACACGCTGGAAGGTCACTAACACGATATCCCGGTCTATAACCTGTTCTCCACGCCAAGTTCTCCAATGAAAACATATATTTTTTAACTCTTCCTTGTGTAATACCATTGATTGAACCTGTAGTAATTAAACTATCACCACCCTTTTCAGGTGCAATATTTAAATTAAATGTTGAATCTAAAATAGAATATGTAAACTTTCTAATGTTTCCTTCTTTTTTCTGTAAATCATTAAAAGTATAGTAAGGTGTGTCTTTTGTGAAGATACGACAATATTCAATACCAACATTAGTTTGTCCGTCAGAATATTTAATAACTTGTGAACCCTTGGTAATTTGTTTGTAACCATCATTGAATATCTTTGATGTTTGTTGTATGGCGTTACCAACGTGAGCAAATCTTCCCCCATTGTTTGGTTGTGAATCAATTAATCTTTGAGTGTTATCTAATATTGAACCCGGTCTGAATGTCTTTGTATCTGACTCACCTTTAATAAATGAACCCGATATTTGATTCCAATCAGGACTTTCACTCCCGTAATCACCCTTAGGGGTCATTCGTTTACCTGAGTTTGGTGCCCACTTACCACTTACCCAAGAAAAACCACCAGATAAATCACCTGTTTCAGCAAAGTTACTTGTTCTTGCAAAAGGTGTTATAAAATTATTTACCTCACCTTCAAAATCTTTGGCTAATAAGTCAGGACCATAAACAGGGGCCAAAACTTGATTACCATATTGGTCAATTGGAATTTGTCCTGCTGGTGAGGCAATAAATGTCGGGTCTCTTTCTGCGGTTCCAACATAAAAATTACCTTCTGATTCGTCTCTTGCAAAAGCACCCGTTATTGCATTACCTAAAGCCGATAAAATACCAGAACCACCCGTATTATAATATGGTCTATATTTGTTGTTTGCTAAACTATTAGTTAATTGTTCTCTTTGACCTGAACCAGTATATCCCAAAAATAATTGAGATGGGTTTGTTGGTCTGTTTCCTCGTAAACCAAATAGACCTCCTCTTTTTCCGTTACTAAAAGCTCGTGTGGCCGATTGCGATGAATTGTAATCTTTTCTTTGAAAATAATCTCCAGGTATAGGTGAAATTGGAAGCGTAAAACCAACAATTCTTTCAACAATATCTTGACCTTGTGATAAAATATTTTGTCCGCCAACAGTAATTTTAAAATTACGAGCAATTAAAGGTCTTTTTCCCGCAACTAATAAAGCTAATTGAATAGGGTCTTTTATTCCCCCTAATATATTAATTCGCCCTAATGTTTGAGTTCTTATATTCTGATTAACTCTTTGTTGAAACGAATCTTTTGCACCTTTAACACCTATTTGGGCTAATTTAGAATCTTGGGATGCCAATCCATTATCACCAGCGGGGTCAGCTTGTAATAGAACTGCGTAAGGTGAATAAGAAGAAGGAACAAAACTCATTGGCTCCCAATAAGTTCTATTCAATTGTGTTTTAATTATATTTGAAAGTTCAAAATAAGAATATGAACCACTACCAGGACCATAAGCGTTTTTAATGTACGCCTTTCCAATAAAACTTGTTGAATATAATTGTAATGCGTCTGTAAATGGTGGTGTTGGACCATAGGGACCAACATTACTTTTAGTTTGAAAAGTATTAACTAAACCATTAATGTCTTTATTATAACCACCATTAGGACCAAATTTATTCCTTGGGTAAAGAAGGTCTGAAAATGGGCTATTATCAATTAAATTATCGGGTGAATTTACAACCGCATAATCATTTTCAATGTATTCATCAATTCCCGCAGGTTGCCCCAAAGGTGTAAAAACACCAGGCTTTCTATAGGGTTTTAAATTTCTTAATAAATTTCTTCTCCTATCAAATTCGGTTGCTGCGAGAGTTAAATAGCTTGGCATGTTTAGTTTTTATAATAAATAGAAACTTTTGTATTTTTTATCGTGGAACTGACGAAGGTACATTTCCGTATTGTCCTTGTGGTAATGCTTTTTCAATCGCCTCTTTCACGGCTTTTGAAATTGCGTCCATCATTTTTTGATATAAATCAGGCGAAATGTTTTTATCAAGACCATTTACATCCACATCCACTTTCACACCACCATTTAAAGTATAATTTTGTGGTTTATCTGGCGTTGTATTAGTTCCTAAATTAGTATTTCTTAATGGTTTACCCGTTGCAAAAGCATTGTTAAGTTTGTCGGTAAAATTAATAACCGCATCAGCTCCAGCACCCAATGATTTGGCTAATAAATTACTATCAGATATAAATGGTTTAATGTCAGAAAGAGACATACTTTCCAAAGTTTGTCCAAATTTTTCTAAATTACCATATATTGTTTTGGTACTTTCATCAAACATTTTTTTAGCATCTGAAAATGAAAATTTTCCTTCAAAAGCGCCAATCGCGGCACCGGATAAATTTTTATATCCTGAGTCAATGGTTTTGATTGTATTACGAGGATTTCCCATAAGTTTATCAATTTCCGCTTTTCCCGCAAGACTTATGGCTCTTTCCATATCTTTAACATCACTAGGAAACCTTGAACCCGCAATTGGAGCAGCCGCACCAAACACAAATTGTCTTACCATGGACTCAATACTTTTTTGTGTACTAAGTTGGTCTCTAGCTAAGTCTTCTAATTTTTTAGGTTTATTATATTCCTCTATTTTTGAAAAATCATCAACATTAAGTTCTGAAACTAATTTTTCTTCACCAACACCCAATTTAACAGTAAAACCACCCTTTTCTTTACTATACTCAGCAACGTTTGCAATAAACTGTTGTGATTCTTTATCAAATCCACCAATTTTAAAATCTTTTTGTAAAAGTTGTAATTTAGCAGCACCCTCACTCATTTTAACCAACTCATCATATTGATATCCTGTAGCTTTTTGTAACTCCATTAAATCACGTTTGGCGTTTGGTAAAACTTTAAACCTACCATTTTTTTCATCAAATTGTACAAACTTTTCAGTCATGTTTACAACTTGATTTTGTAATTCTTCAACGTCTTCCGAAGCTAAATACATTAATCTAAATGGGTCTGCTAAATCACCAGCGGCAACCCCCAATCTTTGGAAAGTCGCAACCATATCAATAGCACCTTCAGGGTTAAATACTTTATCGGCAAAGTCAAAAGTTTCGCTCATTCTTATTCTGAGTCCCGCAGCTTGAGCAGACATTCTAGCCAATCCGTTGACCCCATCTTGGAATCCATATCTATTGATTTGGTTTAAATTTTGTTCAACCAATTCAAAAACCGCAGATGTATTAACCCCAACTTTACGAGCAATATCCGCAGTACTTTGCAAGTCTTTAACCATTTGACCTGTTTGAATACCAGCATTTTGAAAGTTTGTAACAACTCTACCACTTTGTTCTACACTAAACCCTAAAACTTTACCACCAGCATACAATTGTTCGGCAACCTCAGCCGATGTAATCATATTTGTTTGTAATTGTTTAGCAATACTCTCTTGAATGGTATAAGCGTCTTTTGCTTGTCCACCCATACCAATAATTCCAGGTATTGATACCGCAATTTCTTGTCTTAATGCTGCTACCGATTTTTGTGTTTGACCAAATACTGCGGTTAAAGACGCATTACTGTCGTCTAACTCATCAACTAAATCGTTGATTGTTTGATTAATTGTCTTATATCCATCATTGATTCCTTCTTGTACAATTTTAACGGCCCTGGCCAATAAACTTAGTTTTTCAGAATCATCACCGTTGGATGTATTACTAGGGTCAAGCATATCTTATAAATAGAATCATTCTGATTTTTGAGAAAGTTCTATTACTTTATCTACAAAATATCTTCGGGCGTACGAAGGCATTCTCATAAAATCAGTCCACGACAAATGCATATTTGTCGCCAACACATAAAATTCGTCTAATTGATATTTTGCGTAATCAGAAGAAAACCCGAAAAAACTCTGCCCCGAAGTTGATATTGACATCAACTTTTTCTCCTGACGGGGCTACTAATACTTTTCTTAAATCAATTGATGGTTCATTTTCATTCAAAAAATTCCTAATGTACTTTGAATCCATAATTGGAAGTCCTTCAATGAATTTTGTTTTTGTTTGTTCACTTGTTTCTCCGTCTACAGAAACAATCTGTTTCATTAATCTCCAAGTAACCTTTGGTGCAACTCTACCTTTTGGATATGTTTCCGCCAATTTATCAATTTCTTGTACCTCCTTAAAAGTTAAAGGTTTAACTTTAATGTTAACTTGTGATTTTGGAAGTTGAATACTATATGTTCCGTCTTCATTTGGTGGTGTACTTGGAACTTTAAAATCCAAACTATCTAAAAGAATGTCTTGTTCAAATCTTTTTCCTGTTTGGGGGTCAATTGCCGTCACTTTATATTCAGGACCAAATGATGTGTTACGTAAAAAGATTAAAATGGCTTCAATATCACCATTTAACATGTCTTCTGGTTTTAAATCATGTTCATAAACTTTGGTTCTCACCAAATTCATTAACAAATCATCAGGATTTGTTGACATAAGAATGTTTTCATCAGCCGCGGTTAGATAACCAACTTTTACAGCTTTCTTTTTTGATTGGTAAAATTTACCCTCAGATGGTAACTTTACCACGTCATGTGGTAAATTAAAATCTTGTTGTCCGTATTGTAACATTGTTGCATCCATAAAAAAAAACACAGGGTTTATACCCCTGTGTTAAATATATTTCATTTTGATTTTTAATCAATAATAAAAAGTAAATACAATCTTAGTAAATCAATATACAACGGTCCATTTGTATAGTCAAATCAATTGTTGCCAATTTGTCATCACTGTAAGATGCTGTATCCCAAGCCGCTTTAGTAATCATTGATTGAGCTAATTGCCATTTTTCAACAACAACTCCAGTTGGGTCTAACATCTCTAAGTACAAGTCTTTCTTGTAACCAGCGGCATATCCCATACGACCTGTAACAGATTCTGCGTGTAAACGAACCCATTCCATAAGAGCTTGTGTGGCTGATGGTCCAATAGGGTCACGGAATTTTATGGTCATTGGGTTCCATTTGAATCTACCAGCTACAAAAGTAGATGTGTTCAAAAATTGAATTTCAACCGGATTAATATCAATAGATGGTCTTCCTGTTGATTCAACAAACCATTCATTTATACCCAATGTTGGGTCAAAACTTAGTATAAATCGGTTCGCTCTTTTTGGTTCGTAGGGAACCGGCATTTTCATTAATAAATCAGCCATGGTATATTATTTTTTTTCTTTTTATTATTTTTTATTTATTTATAAATACATCCATCTGGAAAATTTTTGTATTTACTTTGTTTTTTCAAAATTTATATTCCTCTTTAGAATCTAGTTTTAGTTCCTTGTCCAGTATAATAAGTTTTAAGAGATGGTTCATCTTCTAAACTAGTCTTCATAGTTTCTACATTCTTTATATCATCATCAGAAAAACCAATACTAGGAATAAACTTATTAGATATATCATTTTTAACAAATAGTTTTTTACCTAATATGTTTGCTTGAGATTTTACATATGATATAAATTCTCTCATAGCATTCACTTTTAATTTCTCGGGGTTTGCAGTTCCTGAACTGTCGCTAAAAGTAACTGGATAATATTTATTTAAATCTAAGTATTCCCTGATTAATTCTAAATCACTTTTATCCTCCAAACCTACAATGTCCCTGTATTTTTTTAGATTTTTAATTAATAAATCTTTATTTACCCCATTATGATTTGTGATTATTAAATTATAAATCGCATCTTTAATAGTATCAGGATGGTGACCTCTAGCCGTAATAATTGAAAATATAGACCCATTGTTTATTGCTTCTATAAAATCAGACCAAGCCGGACCTGGTTTTGCTTTCATTGAATCAATTTTAAATTGTTTGTCACCCTCTTTTCTAAAGTTTCGGTATGGGGAATCTGCATAACCTACAATTTCATACCCTTTATAATTAAAAGGCTCTTTTCCAATAACATGTCTGTATTGTGCATAATCTTCGGTAGACATTGGAACTTCAGCTCCTTTAGAATCCTGTAAGATGATTTTTGTTGGCATGAACATTAAATTGTCATCCCAGTCAAATGCGTAATATTTTAAATCTGGCGAACCAGCGTCATCAAAACCTTCAAGTAATGATGACACTGGGATATTTGTTTTTGTTTTAATCATTTAAATTAGATATTCTCAAATGATGCTCCTGTTGGAGTAATGAAGAATTCAATATCAATAAATTCCAAAGCTTTAGTTGGTTTCAAATAAATTTTACCAACCATTTGGTTTTTATCTAAATCTTCAGGATTGTTACTTACTGTAACTCTGAAATCATAAAGACCTCTGTCTCTTCTAATAGCGTCCAAAATAGGATTAACCGCATCTAAAAAATCTTGTCTAACTTTAGAATCGTTCTGTTCAAACAACAATCTTACAGCCACAGCTGAAATTAACTTACGAGCTTGTAATAACAATCTTCTAACGTTAATTCTGTTAAGTGCTGTGTCAGCAATTTGTAATGTTTTATTACCCCAAATTACAGTTCCAACATCAGAGAAAGTTGCGATAGGGTTAATTCTACCTTGATACAATGTATCTCTATCTGATTGTGTAAGTTTCTTACGAGCTTTAACCGCATTTACCAAACCTCTTGTGTAACCCGCAGTTGCGAACCAAGGGAATGATACGTTATCAGTCAACGCCAAGTTTCTACACACCTCATTTGTTGGTGGGATATAAATTTGTGTGTTGTTAACAGTATCTCTAACCAAAATCCAAGGGTAGTAAGTAGCTGTGTAGTTAGAATCAATACCTGTGTTATTTAAATTATCAACCGCTTCGGTTGGATAAACAAAATTATCAGTTTGAATTGGTATGTTTACATTACAGTCAGGTGTTGTACAAACGTAGATTGAATCTGCTCTGTTATAAGTTACCATTGAAATTGCATCTTCTACTAAATTTGAATTATTTACATAATCAATACCTGGAGTTGCAAATACGTTGATAGTCGTTGCTTCAGGGTTTGCAAATGTATTAATACCTAACAAGTATGCGTAATAGTCGGTATTTGCGTAGTCAGTGAATTCACCTAAAGCAATCGGTTTAAACGCTCCCCAACCAGTTGCGTTTGGATATCTTGTTGTTGAACAAGCTCCTTTTTGATAACCAGCATTACCTAATTGGAATCTGTCTGTGTTTGTTCTTTTTTCTGTATATATGTCCCAACCATCAAAACCTTTCTGAACTAAAAAAGTGAATTTTCTTGATTGAATTGTATAGTATGGACTTGTAATAGTTTCAGGTTCAGATTGGAACGAAGCGTCACCAACAAAGAACGCTGGTTGTCCAGCTGTTGGACCTGCAACGATTGTAACCACCGTAGCACCTGAGTCCATGTGGAATCCTTTTGTTTTATAAGCCCAAGGTTCGTAAGGGTCTTCAATACAAAGATTGTTTGGTTTTTGAACACCTTTAAACATATAGAAATTAGGGTCATAACCAACTTGTGATGAAATACCCAAATAAGATGTTCTTGTTCTATCACCAGCACTTTTAACAGTATTATCTTGACCCGCAGTGTTACCAAATGGTGGGTTATAGATAACTTCACCTGGATAGTTATATGATGTTTTATATATTGGGAATGGAGGTGTAGCACTTGCATATTCTCTAATTTCAAATCCTTCAAAACCACAAGGTAATGAATCAGGACTTGCGTCTTCATTCATTTCCAACATTATGTATTTTGAATTCAAAGCGTATTCACCATTGCTAGTACCAACCTTAACCGCGACATAACTATTGTTAGCTGGGTCTAAAGTACAATTTGTGTATTTTTCAATCACAACAGGGTTTGAATCCGTGTCGTAGAAATCACGAACAACCAAATCAAACGAACCATTTGTGTATGAAATATTTATGATAGATATTTTAATTTGTAAGTTAGCAGAATCGCCGTCACAAACTGAAATTATTTTAAATAATCTTTGAACCAAATTACCACGTAATTGAGAAACAACCCATGGTGATTCAGCTGATTGATATTTAACTAAATAATCTGCGATTGTATCAGTTGTGTCACTATATCTTACACCAGGTAAAGCAATAAAAGTAGTATTGATACCTCTAATGTAACCTTTGTTATAAGCATAATTTAATAAATTTGGGAATGTTTCTTCAACAAATAAAGGAACCTCAGTTCTTATTTTACCAAAGTTAGTTTGACCAAATACTTTAGAAATATAATCAGTATTTGAGGTACTCAATGAAGTCATGAATGAGAAATCATTTCCTGACGCTGTTTGTCCTGATATTGCGAACTCAGCAAAAGGATTTTGTGTAATTCCTGAATATGTTCCTGAAGAATTAATTATAACATCTGTTAAACCTGACACTGTATAGACAGGTCCATTATCATTTACGTATGTTGCAATACCTCTTGAACGAAGTGTTGCTGCAACTAAATTATTGTATTGTGAGAAAGCGGTACCTGTGTAATTATATAAATTACCTGTTACTGTTCCCGAATAATTTCCTGAAGCACCGGTTAATGATGTTACAATACCATACCAAGAATAACCTGTGTAGTTATCACCTGAAGAAATGTTAAAGTTTGCATAATACCAAGTATCATCAACAGACGCTGTATAGTCAGCAACATTTTCACTTAAACCTGAAACTTGATAAACGTTTGTTTCTGCGGTATAAGTTGGTGATAATGTATTATATGCTGCAGTTGGAATGGTACCATAATAGTAAGCTGAAGTTCCTGAAAAACTATTATTTAGTAATATACCATACAATTGAGAATTAATTTGTGTTCTTAATGTACTTGTACTACCATCAAACTGAGTAAATGGGACATCCAATTCATTTTGAATTTGTGCCGGAAATGAACCCAAGAAAGTCATGGTTGTTGAACCTGTGGTTCCTGTAAAATTGACAGAAATTGCTGTTGAGCTTCCATTTAAACCAACAGTTGTACCGTCAACGTTTGCGATAGTTGTGATTGACCAAGATGGACCGGCATCGTAACCCGATAGACCCAAAACTCTGGTCACAAACAATTGGTTAGATTGTTGTAGATAAGATTTAGCAATGTACGCTAATTCGTACTTTGGAATTTGTGTATTGACAAATTTTTCAGGGATTGTACCACCGAAATACGATTCAAAGTCACTGTAGTTTGTTATGAAAATTGGTTCAAACGCTGGACCCGTTTGAGTTTCACCCACAACACCCAAAGTAGTTACACCAACACTTTGAGCTACAAAACTTAAGTCATACTCAGATGTGTATACACCTGGAGAAACGAAAACTTTATTTGCTACTGCCATTTTATTTAATATTCTTCATGATTTATTTATAACATAAATATTCAGTTTTTTTAGAAAAACTTTACTTTCTATCATCTATTTATAAAATGGGCAGATTATTTTCTGCCTTTATTCTACCTATGGAAAAGAAAATTAAAAATCTTAAGATATCAATTGAGTCGCACCAAATATTAAAAACATATTGTGATAAACGAGGAATCAAAATGTATAAGTTTCTTGAAAACTTAATTAAAGAAAAATGTTCCGAAAAAAAAGATATATATGGTGAGGATTAAATATATGGAACCGCAGGTGGTTCTAATATTACTTGGTAAGTTAAAGATGCCACATTACCTGAAGTTATTTTTGTAATAACAAATCTTAAAGTATCATTTGTATTAACTTGTATTTTGTCAACATCAGTTCCATAAAAATCAAAGTCGTTTGAACCAAAAGGTTTTATATAAACCTCATACCCATCAACATCTTCAATGTTAACGTTACTTGTTAAAGTAAAATTACCTGTGTAATCGGCAATAATATCCCTTGATGTTTCTAAAGAACTAAATTCCAAAACATATTCAAAAGTTGCGGGATTTTCAGGATATTTTTTCTTTTTACGATTACTATTACCAGTCACAACTTCAAAAGAATTAAAAACTCTTGAAACTGCAGGAGCAACCTCAAACTCATCAGGGTCTAATAAAAAACCTAACATTGTAAATTCATAATTTTGAATATAAAATCTTCTTTTTTCAACCTCAACAACAGATTCATCAGAAATATTACCCATAACAATCGGTATATAGTGACCTTCAATTTTTCTATAGGCTTGACGAGAAGCAAAAGTCTGAATTACAATTTTGTTAAACTCGTTTAACTCTCTCATTCTGTTACAAATAATTTTTACATTATATGTAATATCAACAGGGACAGGTTGTGGAATCTTATAGATATCCATACCTTTAATGTTTCCATTCCAAGTTGGAACTGCGGCATAATAAAACTCTTTTCTATTAGGAATATTCCAAAGTAATGCGGGATTACTTCCATATTTTACTTCAGGTTGACGGACAACCGTAATAAACGGCGGATTTGGATTTCCATTTAAATCATTAAAATCCCAAGTTTCAGTAAACTGCGACCAGTTCTGAGTTGTTATAATAATGTCAACCATTGGAATAATTTTCCCCGCAACTACCGTTTTCAAGTCTTCTTTAACAAAGTCCAAAAACCCCCTATCTAATTCAGAGTGTAATAATTGTTTTGGTAAATAAGTTCCGTCTTCGGTTATATAACTAAGTAACTCTTCTCTTCTTTGAAGAAGAATTTTCTCAGGTTTAAGATTTATTGTTGGTATAATTTTTTTAGGATATGCCATTACTCTTTAACAACAAATAGTTTATTTTTTGAATTTATCATATCAACTTCTTTTGCACGATAAACAGGCTCTTCACTATTTTTATAAACAAACGAATTGTCTTTATATGGGTTATAAGTCACAATCATGTCTGACGGTGGATTTGGAATGTTATCACAAGGGTATTCACAGTAATCTAATAAGTTACCAATTACAAATGCGTGAACATTTTTTGATTTTTCTAAACGAACTCTTTCTTTACCACCTTTTCTAACCCTAAACTCAACATCGCCTAATTTAACATAATCTGCATGTATAACAACTTTACTGTCATATGTTACGGAAAATGTCTGTTTGTGTAAGTTGTAATATACCATTACTTTCTTACCCAAAAATAAATTGTCAAATTGTGATTCGGTTATAATAAGTTTCATTATATTCCGTTAAATTCGTTTTCACTTACAGGTGTTGCAATAAATGAAACATAAAATGGTTTGTAACCACCATAAGTGTGTTTATTATCAAAGTTAGGGGTACCTGCGTTTACGACAGAGAAATATCTAACTTGTGACTCGGTAATCCAATACCCAATATAATCACCCAAATTAATGTCAAGTTGTAAATCCATTAAATCTTGGTCGTAAATTGCAAACTTCAAATTACCAGGTTCATTTTGTAAAATTTTTGAATTACCTAAGAATTTTTCATCGGGTTGTAAAATTTGAACATATGCCTTTACTGAAATAGGTGGTAAGAACTGAATACCTTGTGGTAATACCTCTCCATACACATCATCATTTACGGTTTTTGTTCTATCTACACGATAGATTACAATGGTAAAATTCATATCACCATCTAACCATTCTCTACCCATAGAAATGTCTAAAGTATAATCTTCACCACCAAAGAATTTACCTAATCTTGTTATTGGAACGAGAGGTTGTGCCATACTTGATAAATATACATAAATTGATTATCTTTTATTAGATTGGAAAATACTGAAAACACATATAATGTCTCTGTATTAGAAAGAAAGGCACTTGATTTGTTGGAAACCTATTCAGGGGCCAACAACTACATCATGCGTTTAAGAAAAAAACAAATAGATAATAAAAAGTTTTATCCAACAAGAGCTCAAGCAGAATATATTGTAAACTACATTAATACAACTCCAAAGGTTGCAAAAAAATGGGTTGAGTTGGATGAGTATTTTTCTAAAAAAATTTCTGATGAAAAATTATTCACTAAAATTGCAACACAAGTTTATGTTGAAAAACTTTTAATTGAAAAAGACACCTCTTATCATATTTGGGGGAAATTTTTTGATAGTCAGGAACTCCACGACTTTTGGTTACCCAAAGTTGCTTTGATTAAAAACAATAAAGTTGAGAATGTTGTGATTGATTACGATAAGTATTCACACCGTCCACCACTTGAGCACCAAAAAGAAGCAATCCAAAAATTGGTTGAGAATAAAAAATTTATTTTGGCCGATGATATGGGTTTGGGTAAAACAACTTCAACAATTATTGCCGCTTTGGAAACGGGAGCGAAGAAAATGTTAATTATTTGTCCTGCTTCTTTAAAGATTAACTGGCAAAGAGAGATTGAGAACTATTCAGATAGAACGACAAGTATCATTGAAGGTAAAAAATGGGACGAAGCCGACTTTGTCATCATCAATTATGATATTATTAAAAATTTCCATGATGATAAAAAGAAAACCGAATCAATTATTGTTAAATCAAAGTTTGATTTGGTGATTATAGATGAAGCACACTACGTTCAGAACTCTCAAGCCCAAAGAACAAAGTTAATTAATGACATTGGAAAGAAAGTTGAACGTGTTTGGTTGTTAACTGGTACCCCAATTACATCAAGACCAATTAATTACTTCAATTTATTGAGTTTAATTGACTCACCTGTAGCTCAGAATTGGATGGCATATGTAAAAAGGTATTGTAATGGTTTTCAATTTCAAGCGGGTAGACGTAAGATATGGAATGTAAGTGGAGCATCCAACTTGGAAGAGTTAAGAGATAGGACATCACCACTTGTTTTACGTAGATTGAAGGAAAATGTATTAGATTTACCCGAAAAGATTATTACACCTGTTTATTTGAGGTTGAAATCAAATGAATATGAAGAACTTATGGGTGAGTATTACGATTGGTACGATAAAAGTGGTGAATCAGATTCATTAACACTTCAATTTACCAAGTTAACAAAGGTTCGTCAGGTAATTGCTGAAGAAAAAACTAAGGCAACCATTGAACTTTGTGAAAATATTATTGAACAAGGTAAGAAGGTTATTGTGTTCACCAACTTTACAAAAAGTTTGGAGTTAATTTTGCAACATTTTGGTAAAAATGCTGTTAGATTAGACGGACAAATGTCCCAAAAAGAAAGACAGTCGTCCGTTGACCGTTTTCAGAACGAAGAAGATGTTAAAATATTCGTAGGAAACATTAAAGCCGCTGGTGTTGGTATCACATTGACTGCCGCTGAAGCTGTTGTGATGAATGACCTATCATTTTTACCATCAGACCACTCTCAAGCCGAAGACCGTAGTTACCGTTACGGACAAAAAAATAACGTGTTAGTTTATTATCCTATTTTTGACAACACAGTTGAAGGGATTATCTATGATATACTCAAGAAAAAGAAAAATATCTTTGAAACAATCATGGGTGACAACGCAAATTCAACGGACTCAGTTGAAGAAATTATGAATTTAATAAATGAAATGCGAAGATAATGAAAGTTCGGCTTATTTATAGTTAATAAAAACAAAAGCCGAACTTATGAAAAATCTCAAAAACAGAATTGAAGTTTTGGAAGAACAATTAGAAAAAAAAGAACAAAAACGACAACAAGAAGTAAAACATAGAAAAGTTGTTGAAGAAGCCAAAAAAATTAGTGTAGAAAAATTACCTTATTCTTATTCCGCACTTAAACAGTTCATTGACCCCGAGACAATGAACGTACATTACAACAAACATTACAAAGGTTATGTAGATAAGTTGAACACCGCTTTAAGTGAAAAAGATTACGGTGATTTATCTTTGGAAGAAATTGTTAAAACCATTGAAAGGTTTAACAAATTTGTCAGAAACCAAGCGGGTGGAGCATTTAACCATCAATTGTTTTGGAAAATGTTATCGCCAAAACCAACGACACCAAAAGGTTTAATATTAAAAAAACTTAATCAAAACTTTGGTTCATTAGCGGCATTTAAGAAAAAATTTGACGGACAAGCAAAAGACAGATTTGGTTCAGGATGGTGTTGGTTAGTGTTAACCAAACGTGGTACCTTAAAAATTATGACAACACCTAATCAAGACAACCCATTAATGGATGTTGTTGAACAAGGTGGTTACCCATTGTTAGGATTAGACTTGTGGGAACACGCATATTACCTAAGATACAGAAACAGAAAAGAAGAATACATCAAAAACTTTTGGAAAGTTGTGAATTGGGACTATGTTGAAGACGCATTGAAACAACAACTTGACAAATCACTTAAAGAAAGTGAAAGTGTAAAAGAATTCTTAACCGAAGGGGCGAAAAGTGAACCATGTTCATCTTCAGATAGAATGGAGTCCAAACAATTATTTAATCAAAATCGTGAGGCATTAGGTTTATATAAAAACGCAATCATGCAAATCTTAAAAGAAGTTTTTTCTGACAGATATTATAATAAAGATGAATATGAAAAAGGTTCAATGTCGGGAATATACAATTTAGAAGATTCAGGTAGGTCCATTATTAATTATTTAAACACAAACTACAGTGCCTTTTGTGTATTGAAAAAAGATTTAAATAAATTCTTGGCAAAGTCAAACCAACCATTAATTGATTTTAAAGATAAAACACCTGAGGAACAAGTTAAGGAAATGGTTTACATGATTAAAGTTTTAAACCATGTTAAGTTCAGAGTGTTTAAGGCGGAATCACAAACACTTGAAACTATTATGAGTGTTATGGGTTTATCATCTAAAAAAGGTGGTGAAACCGAAGATGCTGTACATGAAAGATTAAAAAAAGAATTTGGTGAAGAAAATGTTATCAAAATTGGTGAATTAGGTTCACAAGAAGATATGATAAAAGGTATTGATATAAAAATAACCGTGGATGGTAAAGAATATACCGGACAAATCAAACCTTTTAGTCATATTACTCGTATTGATGACAAATATAAAGTTGATGGAACCGCAAATGTAAAAAAATATCAAACAGATTGGATGATATTTATGAAAAATCTTGGACCAATTGTTATTTTTGATAACAAAAATTCAAAGATACATCAAGGGGTTTATTATTTTCCAGTTGATTCAAAATTGTATCAATTATAATTGCTAGATATTTATTAAGAAAAAACTATGGCAGTTATTGCAGAACCAGAAAGAACCAGACTCTATAATCGTATCCTAAATCAATTGGGTGCTCCATTGAGAGCTGTTGAATTGGATATGGAACAAATGGATTCCTTGTTGGAATTATCCATTGGTGATTATACACAATATGTCTATGATTGGTTAATTGAAACCCAATGGACAAGTTTGTATGGTATGGATTTGGCTACACAATCTGTCGCAAATGCTTTAGTTAGAAGAACATTAGATTGGGAAACTCAATACACTTACGCATATTCTAAAATTGTTGGTTTACAAAACTCAGGTCCTTGGGTTTTGAAAAAAGACTTTTTTAAGTTAGAATCAAATGTTCAAATATATGAAATTCCCGCAGGTCGTGAAATTAATGAACTACTTTGGTATTCACCAGCAGAGGAAAACAACCTTCTTTTTGACCCTTGGTCATTCGGAGGATTTGGTGGACCTGGTATTGGAGGTGCAGGTGGATTTGCACAACCTGGTGGTGGCGGATACTTTATGTCTTCATCATATGACGCAATTGCACGTTTGCAAGATATAAACATTAAAAGAAGAATAATTCAACCTGATGTTAGTTATCGTGTAACCGCATTACCAAATGGTAAAAGAGCCATCATGTTATATAACACACCTGGTGGTAAATTTGACTTTGGAAACAACGAGTTAATGAGAGGTCAAGTTTGGTATTGGTATTATGATACTACCGATGGTGACCGTGACCAATGTTTAAAAGATAATCCTGATATCGTGAAATTACCTTCCGATATCCCATTAGATGCTTTAAATTGGCAGGACTTAAATGACCCTGCACGACAATGGGTAAGAAGATGGTTTACAGCCTATTGTAAAGAAACTTTAGCAAGAGTTAGAGGTAAGTTCAGCGGTAACTTAAAAACACCCGATAGTGAACTTACTATGGACTACCAGTCTTTATCAACTGAGTCCAAAGATGAGAAAACTATGTTAGTTACTGAACTTAAAGAAAGGTTGGAACGTCTTCGTCCTGAAAAGCAAATGGAAAAAGAAGCGTTTATTGCAGAAAATTTAAACAAACAGTTAAAATTTAGAGCAATGCCTATACCAATTACAGTAGTTTAATATGTCTATAATAAAATCAATTCCTTGTGAAAAAATTAT